CCAATACACAACTCGCAAACTGCCTAAGAGGAGTACGAACACCAGCCATAACAGGCGTGGGAATATTAATTTTAAATTTACTTGTTGCGTCATAGTATTTTTTGACATATGTCATCCTTTTGTTTTTTGGATAGTTAGAAAAAATTGTAGCGGCAATCATCATGTACATAAATTGAGGTGTTTCATAAATCTCACCAGAACTTCTATCTTGTACTAAGTATTTGTCAATGACTTGTCTTAAACCTGCATAAGTAAAATTATAATCTCTTTCATGGTCAATCCACATATTCATTCTATCAATCTCGGACTCATCATACTTTTCTAATATTGCTTTATCATAGACACCTTTTTTAACACAGGTCTTAATATGTTTTAATAATGTTGGGTGTTCCCATAGTCTATGAAATAAACTTTTTCGTAATGAGAATAATAATAATCGGGCTGCAACATATTGATAGTTAGGATTCTCTAAAGATATTAAATCATTTGCTGACTTAATTAATATTTGTTGTATGTCCTCAGTTGATATACCATCGAAGAATTGTATACCACTATTCATTTCTACTTGACTGGCACTTACTCCTGTTATGCCATCAGTAGCAAACTCTACCATTGAGTGTATTTTGTCTATGTTTAAGGACTCTTTGCCCCTACCGTTTCTTTTTGTTACAAATAAATTTTCTTTTGGGCCCATTTAAATCCTCTTCCAGTTGTTAATATGTTGTAGTGCTTGTAATCCGCTATGTGTGTTATTATATATAAGTCTTTGTATCTTTGCTGATGACATTCCTGATAAAATCATATCATTTATATCTTTGATATTTAACGATTCTGGCCATACAACCAAATTAAATTTTTTATCAACAGCCTGACACATTCTGTTCACTATTTGTTCATTTCTAGGTTCGTTATCAAATATCATTGTACATTGTTGATGTTGTATATTTACAACAGCGTCTGCACCTGCAAGAGCAATAGCATTATCTAAAAATAAACTATCAATAGGACCTTCAGTTATCATTACAGGTTTATTTAAATCAACTCTATCAAGACCATAAATCTTTTCTTTTGTATCATCAAACTTTATTGTAATATACTTAGGTCTTTCTTTACCAAAAGCACGACCTTGAAAAGCAAAGAATTGACCTGACCTATCAAAGAAAGGTATTACAACTCTAGGGTGGTCGCCTTGTAAGTTAGGAAACTTGTTGGGTACAATCTCATTAGTCCATTCATAAAACTTAGGACAGAAATAAAATTTATCCCAATGTTCTTTGGGTATCAATCTTTTATATACGAATGCTTTTGCTGGGTGTGTTTGAACTAATTTATCAAATCTAGTTAGTTCATCTAAAGTTTTTTCATGTGTAGTTTTTTTTCTTAATTGTTTAGATGGTGTAAAATCAAAATCAGTAGGTTCTTTTTTAGTTTTACCTTCTTTAAATCTTTCTAAACTATATTCTTTATACATCACAGGATCTAAAAACTTAATTAGATTACCTAGTGATTGACCCATACCACAGTTGTGGCATTTGAAAAACATATCATTCTTTTTTTGATACAGAAATCCTCTTGCCTTTGATGTTGACTTTTTGGAATCACCACAATGAGGACATCTAAAATTAAATAATGTTTCAGATTTTCTCTTAAACTTTTCTAATTTACTTGATAAAAGATTGATGAATTTGATATCAATGAATTGTGACATTGATAGTATTATAACAAAGTATTGCTAAAAAGTCAAGCTAGAATAATTGCATTAACATGGAATCAGGATTGGATATGAGCAATCCGATAATAATAGAACCGCCGATAATTAACCATCGCCACTTTTCTAAAACACCAACTCTTTCCGATAGTTGTGTTCTTACCATTCTAATCTCGTTGAGCAGTTTTGCTTCTAAATGATATTGACTATCTCTTAATTCTCTGGTGTTAGTTGTAATTCTGCTATGTAATTCTTTGAGGTCATTGTCCCATTCTTTTCTTCTGGACTCTAGTGTGATGAATATATCTTCATCTATCTGCTCTGCTTTATCTAATTTTGCTTGTTGCTTAATAATCATCGCCTTCAAAGAGGCATTTAATTCTGTAAGTTTTTCTATTGATTTTTCTAACTTGGCATGAATGATATGGCCAGTATCAGCATTCTGTTCTAGTAAAGCAACCTTTGTTTTTAATTCTTCTAATGACATTATTCTTCCTCATAATACTCTTTATATGATAAAATAATTTGTCTTTGTTCTGCTAATTTATTTCTTATATCTGCAAAGTTAAGTGCTAGTTTTTCATAACCATTATCAGTTAAAGCAAATAAAGCATAGTCACCATTCTTGTCATTCTTTACTTTCTCAAAAACTTCATCAGCATTTTCTTTTGTAATAATAATCCAATCTACATCCTGCAACTCTAAAGGAGTAGGCATATCTAATGCTAATGGTTCTCTTTTCTTTTCAATTTTATAACTTTGTATTTCTTTAACTGCTAGTCCGGCACATCCATTAAGGAGTAGGCCAAAAACTAGGACACTCCCTATTAGGCGTACCATTTAGTTCCTCCTCGGTTAGTGGACTACCAGAAGCAATCTCCATACATCTAGCAGCACTATCACTTGCTTTGTTTATAATCTTTTCTACTAGACCAGGTTTGTTTTCTGCAAGATTACCAATATCATGCTTACCTAATCTATTGTTCAATGCGTCCCTATCTTTTTGTAGTTTAGCATTTACTTCTTCTACTTCTTTTAATGTGCTTCTAATTTTTTTTAAATCTTGTGTTTGTTGTTGTATAACTTCGTTACTTTCTGCAACAGCAGTTTCTAGTTTAATTTGGTTTTCTTTTAGTATAGCATTATCTTTTTGCAATTTGTTTACATAAAGATAACCGCCACCTGCACCTAACATTAAAACTACAGCGATGATAAGTTTAATTTGAAGCATTCTCTTCCGCTAACTGCTGTTTGCATAAGTTATAATAATCACCCATAGAGTGATCCGCAAAGGCGTCCCATGTTTTATCTCTCATAAGTCCACGATATGTTCCTTTGATCCATTGCATGAACATAAACCAACGATTAAAACCTCGTCTTGGTATGCCATCAACATCAAAGTAAAATAATTCATCGCTCTTATGAGTGTAACCTATCCATTCAGGTGGGACTCTTGTTACAATATCATTGTTATTTCTAAAACGATAACAAGTGAAATTCATATTTTTTATTAATTTTTTATCGCCAACTCTTGGTGAACCAAAAGTATAACAAGCAGAATTAGGATCTGAAATCCTATCTGCATATAAAGTTGCAAGGGCAGCACCTAGACTATGTCCAGTTATCAATAGTTGTTTACCTTTACCGTGATAAAGATAATGACTATGAAGTTCTTTCCATATATCTTCAAGTGCTGCTCTAAATCCTTTATGCATTTTACCAACAGATTTACCTGTTGAATCTACTGCATATGTTTTTTCTTGTTTCGTAAATTGAATATCTGCTTTAATATCTTCCCATGAAGTAGGTTCAGTACCTCTAAATGCTACGATATAGTTTTTGTCACAATGTAGTACATAACATTCTGTACCGCCCTTTGAAAAAAAGTCGATACCATCTTTCCATTGTTTATAAAATGTTTTATTAAATTCATCAGGACCCATGTAAGCAGCGTGTGCTATCTTGGCCATAAATGTAGCATTCTTCCATGAAAAATCTTTTGTCAATTTACGAGCCATAACTAACCTTGTTTTTTAACTATTGAGATAATGCCCCATATGATAGCTGCATATGCTGCCATGTTTACTAAAGGACCACCTAGTACAACTAGGAGACCAAGTGCAACTAGTGAAGCACCTGACCATGTTGATATCTCTTTTACTCTTTCTTTTACCCAATTCATTTGATTGTTCTCCTTTTCTGAATTATCTCCCCACGCTGCCATTTCAGAGCGTAAGTAAAGATTCCTTACTTGCCTATCTTTTTCTTCTCTGCTGCTTGTATCCACTTTTCTCTTACTTTCTTATAACCAAAATGCAACTTGTTTTCTTTCCTTCTAAGTTTCATAGAAGGCGTAGGCTTTAGATACGCCATAGTGGGAACGGACATTCCCATATCGTATTCTTTAATAAATTCTTTATAAGTTTTTGACATTAACCTTTTGCACGGACTTGTTTCGCTAAGTCTTTGTCTGCACCACCCCATGTTCCAGATGATTTGGTAACAAAACTATTTACTCTCGCTAGTGCCCATTGTTGTTGAGTAGCACCAGGTCTGTGACCACCCTTCCATGCAGCCATACCTCTATCATAAACTTTCTTTAATATAGAGTAAGGCATACCTGTTTTCTTTGCCTTGTTCTTAACTGCTACAATTGTTTCGTCTAGTTTTGCCAACTCTTTAAGTTGGTCTGTTCTTGTTCTAATTTCATCAGGCTGTTCAACAATATCTGGAATAGCCTTGTCGATTGATTCTTTAATTTTGAATCTTTTTAAAAGTCTATCTTTCATCTCTTTTCTCTTTCTGACTATTACAGTTGAACTATCGTCACCTGTACCTGCAACGGCAACACCCGTAGCATTTGCTGGGGCATCTTCACCGTACATCTTTTTAAATTTTTTAGTAAACTGACTAGGTTTAGTTTTAGCACCTTTATCACCCGGTGCTGCTTTATAGTCATCATCATCATCTGACTTTTTATATTTTTGTTTTTTAAAGAAGTCAGCTCGTTTATCTTTTTCTTTTTTAGATAAAGTCTTGTAATACTTTTTAGGTTGAGTACCTTTTTTAGACTTAACATCTTTATCTTGAGGTTGCCTATCTAAATCATCATGCAAATCGCTTAGTTTTTTAACACTCATCATTTTTGCTTTTGGTTTCATTCTTTTAAATTCTGCTGTAGCATCACTTTGATTTTTTGCTGTAATCTTTTTCATCTGTATTCTGTTGCCAAAAAGTCCACTTGGTTCTTTATATGTAAATAAAAAATGTGTTAAGTTAGGATTGCCTACGATTGCTTCATACTTAGGACTTTTTCTTTTTGTGCCGTCAGCTCTAGGTATCAAACCTTTTGCTTTCAAATGTGCTTTATCTGTGAAACCTGCTTTACCAGCTTTGTATCGTTTCATAGCGTCTGACGTATTAGGTGTTGGCATATAAATCCTCAGTTGTTAAATAAGTGTTTTTATACTTGAATACATCATAACCCATAACTGTATCTGTGCTACCATTGTATTCAATATCCTCATCTTTATTTATTATTACCTCGCCGTCTAAATCTTCTATATCATGTTTTACTTTGTATGTACCCTCAGATAATGGTTCTCCATAATTTTCATTTACATCAAATTCTAAACCATTCTCTCGTAAATACTTTGTAATCTCTTGTTCGATATATGGATTGTTGGGATATTCTTCTTTCAGAAAAGCAAATGCCGCTGCTGCATATGTGCCAAATCGACTACCTAATCCTACTCTTTTTAAAAGTCTTTTCAGATTAAATACAAATCTAATTAACAATGTATATGCTTTTCTTTGCCTTTGATTTACAATCTGTTTAGATTTAATTAAAACTTTACCATCTTTATCTATGATACCTTGTTTGAAAGCGTCTGTCTTATCAAACGGTGTCACTAATAGTTTTAATATTCTATAAGCAATTAAAGCGTCTATTACTCTACTCATTAAATTCTTAATAATTCTCCCATAACTTTAGTATTAAGTGGCACATCCACTAAGTCTTGTTCTGGCATAGTATGTAAATATACTAAAAATGTTTTTAATAAAGACCAATGTTGTTTTTCTATTTTGAAAAAGAGTAATGTTGTTGAAGCGTCAACGCCAAACACATTATTTAAAACTATGATATGATTAAGTATCAATCTAGTTTTTAGTTCTTTAGTTGTATCATACTTTCTAAATAATCTTTTCAGATATTTAAAACGTTTCATATCATCTAAAAATTCTTTTTCATCAATACAAGTCGGATTATCATAATGTTTCATAGCAAACATATTGATATTCTCCGCTGTCAATTTAGAAAAACTAACCATTATATAACCACCAATCTATTATATTATACTAAATTTGCAAAAACTTTGTAAGTATTGTTCGCTTGTTTCTCCCAATTAAATTCAATCTTTAGTCCACCTTCTTTTTTATGAGATACACCATCGCCGTTTTCAATATCGCCTTCGCCTGCATTTTTACTGTCAGGTGTTTTGCCATATCTTCCACCGAATTGTGTAACTTCAACTTTAGCATTACCTTTCTCGCCAGAGATTTCAGGTGCCTTAAAGTTTAGTCCTACAACTTCTAGTTTACGATTGAGTTGTTCCATCGCAGCTTCAGGTTGTAGATACTCTCTATCTGCTAGAGCGCCAACAAAACCATTTAGTTGCTGTAATGATTTAGGATCTTGTACGTTAAATAATCCTTTGTTATCATCTTCAGCAGAACGGTGAGCAAATCTATCAGTATAGGCTTCATCAAATTGTTTAAAGCTCTTCATCTTTTTTTTCCTTCTTTTTTTTAGGTTTATCTTCCTTGTTAGGATTTTCTGTTAAGATTTCAGAAATAACCTCATCTTTTTTTGGCTCAGCAGTTTCACTATCAACATCTTTGTAGTAAATCTTTCCGCCTGCACCATATCTAATTTGTTTCTCAGCCATTTAAATTCTCCTATTTAATCGCCATGTTCAATGCTTCTTGTTTTGCAGCTGGCATTGCTTCTTTTATTGTAGGTGTTTTATCTTCAAATTCTTTTAAAAATAAATCACATTGTTGAACAGCACCTGCTAAAGCATCCAAGTTCTTTTTCATAGTTTCAATTTCTTTTTCACCCATTGAAATTCTGTCTTTCAATGTTTGAAATTCAACTTTCAAATCGTCTTTTCTTTTTTCAATAGTTTCTTTTGATATAGTCATTATGTCTCCTTAATAAAGTAAGGGGAGATTACTCTCCCCCTATCAATTCATTTATGCTAATGTGCAACCGTTATTACCAATTACACTCCAACCGTTTGTGTCGTCTGTGTATAACAGAATACAAGCGTCACCATCAGTATTAAATGTGATAGTTGTATATCCATTTAAAGTTGTTGGTGTTAGAGTAGCGTCACCGCCATCAGTAATCATTGTAATAATTTTGATTTGTCCTCTAGAGCCATTTGCTAGTGTTAATGCAATTGCGCCAGAAGTAGCAACTGTTGTTACAGGTGTTGTTATATTAACAGCTGTAGCAGATGTAATTGCTTGTGGTGCAGAATCAAAAGCTAACCATGTTGGAAAGTTGTTGAATAAAGAAGATATTGAAATCTTCTTGTTTACAGGAGTTCCTGATGGGTCATCTACTACATGAAGTAGATCCTCAGCAGCAATACCTGTTCCTAAGTCTGTTAGGGCAGTTATTTTTTTATCAGCCATTTGTTTATCCTCATTTTGTTAACCCCTTATGTATTCGGGGAATGTTACTCCATGCAAATACATGGATCAAATGTAGAGGGAGAAATCCCCCTCTACGATTATTTATATCTTACGATACAGCGGTTGTTACACCTTTAAGTATCTGAGCAGAACCTGATGAAGTTCCTGCTTTAGTTTCTTCCGTGAAATCACTAGAACCTGTTTTTGTGACAGCATTACCAAAAATTTCAGATGAGCCATCTGCGCCGCCTGAAGCACCGCTACCTGCTAAATCTGCAACAGTTACAGTAGTTCCGTTACCGTCTACCATCGCTGCTGATCCATCTTTAGTTATTGCATAATCAGGATCACCTATAAAACCACCAGCAACTGCTGTGTTTGGTATAGTTCCTCTGAATGTTAGTTTGTTAGTTCCTGAACCAGCATAGTATTGCATTTTCATAGAACCGTCATTGACCATATCTGTTGGTCCATAGTTTAATACGTTGAAGTAAACTTTGTTTGAGATAACTTGGTCAGCTGACCATGCAGCTGATGTTACTGTAATTGCTTCATCAAAAGTCAATACAATGTCAAAAGTTTCTCCTCTTGCATATTCACCAGCAACGAAGTCTGCTGATAAAACGTTTGCCGCACCTAAAGTTGATGATAAGTCGCCAATTGCAACTAACACTTCAGGATCAGCACTAGTGTTATCGTTTCCACTTGCAGCAGTTCCAGGTCTTAATGCCCATCCCTTAGTAGTAGCAAATGCGTCCTCTTTTGCGCCACCAGCGCCTTGAGCACCATCGCCACCTAAAAACTTAGGTCTGCTTTCTGCGGAAGTTGATTTTCCCCATAGTCCCATTTTAATCTCTCCTTATTAATAAGTTAATTTTGTTATATAACATTACTATTTATCAATATCCTAACTTTCTCAATTGACTTATAGTTGAAGAAGCACTTGTATGTAATATACCTATGCCCCCTTTTCTTTGCCATTCTCTAATATTTTTAGGGTAATCATCTATCAAAACAGCAGGTTCTCGTCTGCCCTTATGACTTAACATAGCGTGCTTTTGTTTTTGAGACCTCAGCACTATGTTAACCCTAGAACCATCATATATTCCTAAATTGTTTTTAATCCAGTAATCTTTACCTGGTCTGCAATTTGGGTCTGTTTTTGCTTGAACTGTAGCAGATAGAATGCTAGGTTTATGAATTTTGATATAACTCCATAATCTTCTTCCGTCACTCGTCCATGGCAAAGTATGCCAAAAATTTTTAGTTTTCTTTATTGTATCCCAATCTCTTTCATCACGCTTTTTAGTCCAAGAAACTTTAGTGACTTGTTCAGCACGTTTTTTGAAATCACATAGAACACCATCCATGTCACAATAAATTAGTGGTAAGTAAACAGCCTCAGCTACAAATTGTCTGTACGGCTTCTTCATAAAAAACCTTTAGTGTATATTACCTGTACTTTGTTGTTTACCACCCGAATAGATACCGATGTCAACTTTAGGGTTGACTTCTATTTTTGTTTTGCCACCTACTTTTACTTTTTCTTTTTCACCTTTTGCTATCTTAGGCATTGGTGTAGATTTATCCAGTATTGCCTGTGCGACACCAGTTCGGAGAGGAACTTCACCTGTGTCTTTATTAGGTTCAGGTTTTACTGTTTTGTGCCTTTCATTTTCAAGTCGCTGTTTAAGTAATACGATTTGTGCTTTCAAGTTATCAATGGTATTTTCTGCCGCCTTTGCGTCTTTTGGTCCTTTACTAGTATCAAAAGCTTTAGCGCCAGGGTCTCGCATTGGGTCTGAAACACTTTCACTAGGAACTAAGAGATAATCTCTTAACTTATTCATACTGTTAGCAGCGATAGCAATTTTATTCATCCACCAACTTGGTAATGAATCTTCTGGATTCATACCTTGTAGTCTTGATAACATTTGAGAAGCATCCTCAATAGCAGTTTTGCATTGTCTTACGGCCGATGATACATCGGTATGTCCATCTTCTCTAACTTGTTTTAGAGCTTCAGTAAATGTTTTAGTATATCTCATGTTATCCTTTATAAGAATGAGTTAGCGCTGACATTACAGCATCCTCTAAACTACCTTCTTTTGTTGCATGATATTTTGCTTCTTTCATTTTCTTTTTCATCATCTCTTGTTTGTCATCTTTTTTATCTTGTTTTGCTTTGATTGCTTTTTGTAATCCCATTGGAAGTTTCTTTTGAGCAGGAGTTAATTCCTCTTTCTTATATTTCTCATCTTTCTTTTCCATATCAGGATTTTTATACATCGCTCTGATTGGCATTTTCATAGCCTTTAATGACATAGTATCTCTAGTCATTGGCTCTGCTTCTTCCATATTTGCTTTATATGCAGCATCCATTTTTTTCATCATTTCTTTTTTCATCATTTCAGGCATTTTACCCATCTCTTTCATCATCTCTTTTTTCATCATGTCTAATTTTGCTGGGTCTGTTTCAGCCTTCATCATCTCCATTTTCTTCATCATCTCTTTTTTCATCATCTCATATTTCATTTCATACTGCATTTCTTGTAATTCTACTTCTTCGTTTTTTGCGGAATGCATACTATCGACTTTATTAAAAAACTTCTTCTTTTCATCATCTGACATATCTGCCAATGATTTACCAGAGTCCTTTAACGCCTTAGCAAACTTATCCTTGTAACTCATCTCAGCCATTGTTTCCTCTCCTATAACTTTTGATTCTTTCATGTTGAAATTTTTATCAACATAATCTGATAAGTGATTAATCTTAGCAGCAATTATCGCTGCTTGTGTTGGTTTGTCCAACTTCATAACATAGTCTTTCACACTTTTAGTTAAATCTGATATGGACTTTTTTGCCCATGTTTGTTTCATTCTTGATAGTTGAGCATTCGTAAACGATCCTCTTATATCATTTCTACCAGTATTCATCTCTTTTAATTTGTGATAATACTTTCTTACAATATCATCTCTTTTAGTTTGGTCTGCTTTAGTGATATGACCTCTCATATTATTTCTTGCAATAATAGCGTCAATCTTCATCTTCTCAGCACCAGTACCATGCATATCAACTACTGCCTTAGCAGCACCGTCATGGTCATTTACTTTTTCTAAATTTTTAAAATCTCTTTTTGTAAATTCAGAAATACCTAATTTCTTTTTTACCATGTTAGTTGCTGTTGCATATCTAACACTATCACCATCTTTACCATATCTATCTTTGAAATCGTCTTTAGGTAATTTGTCTGCTGTCTTATGAACCATTTTAACTTGCGACTTTGATAAATCTGCTTCACCAAATAGTTCAACATAAACTTCTTCTGGCACACAATTAGGTACCATCTTATCACCTTTTTTCTTTAACCCAACTTGTTTATATCCAGACCAACACGCTTCACATTGTAGGTCGTCTGCTTCTGACATATCCATAGGTGTCTTAAAGTCTGACCATTTCTTACCTCGTTTCATAACTGCAATTGATTTAGCAGCAGTTGCTAACATAGGTATATCTGTATTCGCTAACTTCACTAACATATCAGTAGAATATCTATTTAACATACTATCCATTTTCTTTCTTTGGTCAGTAGATAAAATTTTACCTTTCAAAGGTTCATATTCTTTTTTTAATCTTGCTAGTTGTGATTGTGTAAATTCATTTAATTCTGTTTCTTCTAAAATAAAATCACCATCTCTATGTTGTTTAACACCTGGCATATTCTTTAGAGTATCTTTTGATATAGTAATACCAAATTCTTTTTTTACTTCTTTTGCAAGGTCATCAAAACCTGCAGCCCCACCTTCTTTTGAAAGTTTATCGTGGACTGTTTGCATAACTCTTTTAACCATGCCTTCTTCTAGTTCTTCGTTTGCTCTTTTCAAAGCATTCTTAACATCAGGATGGTCTGCAAGACCCGGTGCAATCTTATTGATTACATTTACTGCACCTGAATAATTACCTTGTTTATATCTAGGGTCATTCAGTATACCATATGCTTGTTTGATTTGTGCCGAAGTAAACTTTTCTTCTAGTTCTTCTGCTTCAACGTCCCTTTCGTTTTTAAATGTGTTTGGGAACATCTTTTTTAAATAATCACCATACGTTCCTTTTTTAATCATGTCATCTACTTTTTTTCTTTCAGCGTCTGACATTTTATGAAAAGCAGCTGTGCCTTTATATTGACCGCCACCCATATGTTTAGTTGGACTTGGTCTTAATTTTTCATTCACATTTTCTTCTTTTTTCTTCTTGCCTTTTGCTTTATATCCACTTGCAAAAGCAGCTCTTCTTTGAGCGTCACTCTTAAATCCTTCGTTTATTTCTTCGCCTTGTGAACATTGACAACCTTCACCCTCGCAAATCGGACAAGTAGGATCTCGGTATTCTCTTGCTTCTCTCAAAGCTTCTGACATTCTTTTTCTAAACATTATAGTTGTTCCTTCATCTTTGCGACCGCCTTGTCAAGTTCTTCTCTCCAGCGCTCTTTAAATCGTTTCTTATATTTATCTATTGTTTCACTTTCATTTTGAAATTTATCTATGTCTTTCTTTGTTATTTCGTCACTATACTTTGCGAAATTCATGATAGGTTGACCTGGTGTCATCGCCATAGTGTGATGAGCATAGTCCCTACCTATTGCATATCGTTCATTTACAGGTATTTCTTTCTCTAATTTATCAATCAAACTCTCGTTTTTTTCTTTAGTTTTCTTCTTCATTTGATTGATATACTTACGATATACTGCTGCTTCAGCAGTTTTACCCATTACTCTGGCACGTTGTTCCATTGCAATCGCTGCCTGTATCTTATGGGCATGGGTTCTACCAGAATTTTTGATTTTATTTACACTTGCTTTTGCTGTTGCAACATCTTTAAAACCTAGACCTTTGATAGTACCTTTTGGGTTTTCGTCTGTATATAAGTCACTATGTTTATCTGAACCTGCAGGTTGACCTTTCTTTCTCGGTATTCTAGGCCCTTCTTGTAAATCATATAACCATGCCTTTTTGATAAGACCTTCTTCGGTTTCATATGAAACATAATTAGAACCTCGTCTAACTATCATACCTTTACTGCCATCCATATGTTCTACCATATCACCTACATTGAATATTCTTTCTTGATGATATTCTTCTCTCAAATCATTGTTTAAGAAATTAGTAAAACTTTCATATCGTTCAGCGATACCCATACCTTTTTTAACTGCATTGAATAATGCCTTAGTATCTGAATCAGATAATCTGACTACACCTTTTTTAAAACTATTGTAATCATTTTTCTTTGCCATTTCTCTCATCTTGGATGCTGACATACCCACAACACCTTCAGCGTCAGGATCTCTTTCACCCGATGATACTAATTTGATTGATTTGTAATTGTAATCACGACCGTTATATGTGTTTGCAAGTTTTTGAAACTCGTTTATTCTATCACTACCTGCAATCATAATTACGTTACCATACATACGATTAAAAAATTTAAGTATCTCTATGAATGTTCTTTGATTGCCACCTGCTGCCTTGATGTTATTTTGTGGAAACATCTTTTTCATAAACTTAACTTTTGTATTTACATCAAGTGGATTACTTCGTCTGTCGGTTGAGGCACTAGCATAAACAATGTGATTAGCATTGTTTTTTCTAGCTTCAGTTATCACCCTACTCATAAGTTTAGCGTGCCCTATGGTAGGAGGGTTGAACCTACCAAAAGCGAATACCAATGTGTTTGCCTTGTCTAATGCCTCATCGACCGCCCTCGTTTTACTTTGGGCGTGTTCTTTTTTTAGTGAATCAATTTCATCATCTGAAACTTCACCATCATCTAAAATCTGTTTACACTTTTTATAAAATTTTAAGTAGTGATATTTTTCTAACATTTTATAGATTACATTTTTAGGCAATCTATTCTTAATACCATACGTTTTAATTTCATCTGGTGTCATATCTCTATCGAATGCTGCTCGTCTATCTGTATCAAGTTCAACTCCGATATCAATAATATCTTTTATACCTTTTTCTATTTCTTCTAATTTTTTTGAAACTCTTGATTGTAAATTTTCTATATCATCTGGTGTCAATTCTTTTAATTCATCATAATCAATTATATCTCTTTTTAATTCACCCTTAATTAAATCTATTTCATCAACTTTCTTTTGAAAGTCTTTCATATACATATCTTTATCAAAGACAAAATCTTCAGGTCTCTTTACAAACTTTTGACCCTTAATACTAAACACAGCGTCTGCTTTTTTGTTTTGGTCATCATAAGTTTCCTTATCAGTAATAAAATAATAATTTACAGGATGTTTTGTGCCTGGTATTAGTTTACCTTGAATACTATCTGGACTTGCAGCCGATAGATATTTCTTTGATAATCTTAATCTTTCTTCTTCTCTTTTTTCTTCTGGTACATCAAACAATACATTGATATCCAAATCAGCGTCATTACGATATCTCTTTGTAAGAATAGAACCTATCAAAGAATAATCTAGTATAGGATATTCTTTTTCAAATTCTTCAAACTGTGCTGTAATCATATTCAACACATCAATTTTAATTTTTGGATTATCAGTATCTTCATCATCAAACACACCTGGTGCATATGTTTTTCTAGGTATGTCTATAATACTTTCGTTAAACTCTTTAAAATTTTTCATTGTCCGTTCCCGTTCCCGTTACCGCCACTATTGTTTCCGTTACCACCACTTGAACCATTACCATTTGTTCCATTACCATTCTGACCATTGCCATTTGTTGTATCAGTTTCTTGGTCACCATTATTACTTCTTGCCCCAAAATAAGGATAGTATCTAGTCACTCCTATAGGCACACATACTTTTAATTTGTTATCAAATCTATATCCTTCTGGACACTTTTTTGTCTTTTGTGCGGCTGTAATAAATGTTCTAAATGAATCCATTATCCTTTTACCCAATCTTTTGCCATAGTAAAGTTTGCCCTACTAAACTCTAGTCTATCAACTAGTTTAACAGCGCCACCTCTTTTAATTGCTACATAACCTTCTGGATTAGTAACTTTGTAACCATTCTTTGTTCTTAAAAAAGAACCAATACTTTGTATCTGATTTAACTTACCTAACAATAATGCTTTTGCTGTTTGTAAAGT